ATTTGTGGATTTGTGCAGACAATTGGTTGATTGCAGTAATCAAAGTTTGATTCCAATCTTTTTGAGTGTAAGAAGTTGTCAAGTTCAATCTTCTCCATCCGTTGTAATCCCAACGTAAGTTCCAAGCAGCACCTTTACGTAAGTCACGTAAAATTTCACGGTCGATTTCTGCAGCAACTTGCTCAGATAATAAAGCTGTCAATTCAGCTTCAGCATCGATGTTATGGAACGCAGCAACGTCTTGTGCTAGTTCTGGAGACCATTGAGCTCTTAATTTTCTTTCAGTAACAGATACAGTTACAGACTCAAGATCAAAAGATACTTCACCGATTTCGTCAGCGAACTCAAGGTTTTCGTAAGTTCTATAAACAGCTGTAAAATCACCATTTGCTAATGTGTCAATTGTTGTTCCTGTATAACCATCTAATGAATCAGCACCACAATTAAAACATGCAGGACAAGATAAATCAACTTCTAAATAGATACAACCTGTTGAATCACAGATATCATAATATGAACCACCATTTCCGTCATTAGGGAAAGTTGTTTTCACATTTTGACCATAATTAACAATTCCTTTACCATATTGTTGTGTTACAACTCTAAATAATAATGGTTTACCAATATTATTAGCATCATCCCAAACAACATTACAAGTGTCACCACTTTCTGTAAAATCAGTATTAGCGAAAATTTTCAAGTCAGATAAGAAAGTTTCAGTATCAACTTCATTTCCATCAGGTCCGATTAGTTTACCAGCACCATCACCTAATGTTCTGAAATCACAAAGTTTGATAAGAACTTTTCTGATATTTTTACCATCATAAGCACCATTTGCATTGTCAAAACCACCAGCACTATTCCATACGATAGCGTTTGTAGATGCAGTAACCGCAGACCATTTACCTTTTGAATAATCAAATAAACCAGCTGGATCAAGACTAGCTTCAGAACCTTCGTAAAATAAATCATAAAGATTTTTAGCGAAAGCACCTGGTTGATTTGGATAACCATCTCCAAGTCCACTAGTACCTGGATTTGATGGTGAACCAACAGGTGAGTAGTGAGTTGCAACATCAGTAGGGTTAGTTTGTTGGTATCCTTGGATACGAGGTACGAAGTAGAACAATTTACCGATAGGTAAGTTCATTGCTTGTACAGAAACGATATCGTTAGCTAACAATTTAGAGAAAACTCTTCTTACGATAGGGAAAACAACTGTTTCAAAAGCTCCGTTTGAACCTTCAGAAGTTGCTTCGTTAATCAAGAAAGAAGCTTGGTTTTCATACAACTGTGCTACATTTTCTTTTAGGTGGCCTTTAAGACCTTCAAGGAATCCTAATTTATCCCATTTGTTAATTGTATCTTCTTTGATAACTTTAAGGTGTTTTAAACCGATGTTACCAACAAGACCTGATTCTAATAATGCTCCCATTTTTTTTATTTTTTAGCTTTATTTTATTGTTATGTATAAATAAATATACGATTGTTTAAAAAAGTTTACTTTTTTAAGTTTATTTTATTTTTGTCATTAAATCTTTCATTCTCATAAATTGAGGATTTTCATATGTTTTTGATTCAATTAAATTTACTGCGGATCCAGAAGCTGGTGCTTTAGATACCTTTCTTTCAAAAGATTCATTCAATGAAGTACTCTCTGTTAATGAGTTATTTGAGATTTCATTTTTAATACTTCTATAAAGATTTTTAGATTCTTTTAAAGTTTCTACATCATCAAATCTTCGTAGAATATTGATTTTTTCTTGTTTAGTTGTTGAGTGTTCTGTAAATAATCTTGTAGCATAAGCTAAATTTGAATTAAATACCGCAACTTCATTTAATTTAGTTCTGAATAAATCAAGAGCTTTTTTGTATTCATCATTTTTACTTCTTAATTCTTCAACTTCTTCTTTTAAATGTTTTGGCGCTGCCATTAGACCTCTTTTAACTTTTCTTTCGATTGGTTTAACGAATCTGGAAGCTTCTTTAGTTTCAACCTTTTTTGGTTTTACTTTAAATTCACCATCAAGATTTTCACCATCCTTGTACTCAAACTTTGCTTTACCGGTTCCAACAGCTTTAGTACCTTTACCGAATGCTTCTTTTTTCTTTTCGTCAAATCCACCTTTAGTATTTGAGGTATAATTTACTTTTTTAACTTTACCAACATTACCTTTTGGTTTGAATGATTTAGATTCATACATCATTTCTTCTAATTCAGTTCCGAAAGCATCTTCATCCATTTCAATCTCATAGATTGTTTCTTCAAGCTCATCACCACCAAAATTATCAAAATCATCTTCATCTTCTTCTTCATCTTCTTCTTCGTCTTCTTCAAAATCGAAGTCGTCCATTTCAAAAAGTTCTTCTTCATCTTCTTCATCTTCTTCAGAATCAAAAAAATCAGACATATCGTCTTCTTCCTCTTCTTCTTCAAAGTCGAAATCATCCATATCTTCCCACTCTTCATTAAACATTTCTTCTAATTCTTTTTCCATGTTCTCTTTTTCTAATTGTTCATTTATTTTTATTATGTATTCATCATCACCATCATTTAATGTAATAACATTGTTGTCCTTTGTAACAACAATTCCGTCATTATCACCCATGGCTTTGAATACCTTTAATACCTCAGCATCTGACGCTCCGGTTAAATCCACTGTCTCGTCATCAGTAGGCATTTCTTCATCATCTTCCATACCACCCATATCATCCATTTCTGGTTCTTCACCTTCAATGTCAGCAGAATCACCATCAATCATTTCTGGTTCATCACTTCCCATTTCTGGTTCAGACATCATTTCTGGTTCCATAGGTTCATCGGTAGTTTCAGGATTTTCAATCTCCTCTTGTTCCATAAGAGATTCTTTTACTAGAGAACTGATTTCTTTCTTCATTGTTGATGAAAGTATTCCTTCTGCATTTTTGTTAATAGCTTGTTCAACACTCTTAATTTGTAACAAAGCTTCTTCAACCATAGATTTTTTACTCATTTGTTTTAGTTGTTTTCATAATAAATATGTTGATTTTGTAAAAAATCCTTTTTTGGTAATAAAAAAGGGAAATAAATTAATATTTCCCTTTTTTTATTTCAAATTTATTTATCAATTATAATCTTTTAATAATTTATTATAGTCTCTTAATTTTGATGCAAGTTCAAATTCATCATCTTCAATTGCCATTTGATTTATTTGATTTACAATATCCATAACACTTTCTTTACGAGCAAGAATTGTTTCACGATCCATTTGTGGTCTTCCACCATCTTTACTAATATCCATCATTGATGTGAATACATCAAGTAATGCTTCAGATTCTTCATCACTCATATCAGATAAATCCATTCCCATCTGATCCGAAACCATTTTTTTTATTTTATTTCTACCATAAATTTTTTCGTATTTTTTATAGGTCGGATCATTGTCAAGTTCAGTATCCATATCGATGATTTGTTGTAACTTATCATCTTTTAAGTCCTCTGTTTGTTCTCCAAGTAATCTTTTTTCTAATCTTGAATTAGATTCTTGAATGTGTCTAATTTTACTAAAACTTCTATTCATAATAATATTTTTAATTATAAATATATTGAATAAAAAAAAAGACGAACAAATGTCCGTCTTTTAATTAAATATTAGTTTTAAGATTAATCTATAACTTCATCAATTTTACTTTCAGTTATTGAAGTAATTCTCCAGTCCATCGTATAGTTTTCATAAACTTTAGTGACTTTAGCCTCAACATCCGTTGGTGTATAACCTAATACCAATTTTTCTTCTTTTACTTTTTTTACACGACCAGATTCATTATCCAAAAGATCTGATGAAATTTTTGCTACAAAATACTTTTCTCCTTGTTCCATAATTATTATTTATTTATTCAAATAATAGAAACATTTTTTTTATTTATCAAGAAAAGATGACAATCTATTCATTAAATTTTTTGTTTTATCTAAACTATCTTCACCCATACCAGAAATTCTTTGGTCTCTCAATTTATTTTCTTCATCCAAATTTTCATCAAATTTATGACGATCATCTTTATCCAAAAATAAATAAGCTCCAGGTGTTGATGGTGAAGACACAAGGTCAAAACAGATTAATTCAAAATCATCTTGAACTTCATTTTGTTCCCCAACTTTCTTTAAGGATCCAACACCACGAGAAGAAATTCCAAGTGTAACCCCTTGTCTTAAATAATTGGCAGCCATATCACCTTTTGTAGATACAATACCTCTTTCGTGAAAACCTGGTGATGTTAATAATTTTAACTTTCCTAATAATACTGGACCATCCCACCAAATATCAGTAATCATATGTGATACTCTATCTAAATCTATTAATGAAGATTCTGGGTGGTTAAGTTCCGAAAGCGAAGTTCCTTTCTCAATCATTTTTTTATAATTATCAGCTTCTCTTTTTAGAATTTTTTCCGGATATACTCTTCCGTTTCTATTTGGTGTATTATATTTTTGTAAAACAGCATAGAATTCAAATGGTTTTGAATGGTCTAAAAAAGACTTGGATTCCATTATGAAATGGTTATTCTCACTCTTTGGGTTAATATAACCGGCATCGTATTCAATAAGAATTCCCCTACCTATTTCGTTTGGTGCTAAAATTTTCATAATTAAATTTTATTATAAATATTAAACCTTTTCGGTTTTTACTACGGCAACCTTGGAATTTCCATTTTTTGTTAAATAAAATTTAAAATATTCGTTATTTGTGAATACATCTGAAAATATGTCTTTTGTTAATTTTTTTAAATTTCTTTTTAGAATCAACGATTTAAAATCGACCTCATCATTTAGGAATAAATTAATTTCTAAATTCATAAATGATTTCTTTTTTAATTGTAACCCAGATGTTCTTAAATCTAAATCGACGATAAATTTATCATCAAACATTGTTTTATCAATATGTTCATATACAGAATGTTTCACAGCTCGGTTTAAGTTTAACACAACACGACTCCAATTTTCGGTATCTTGTTTTGGTTCAACCCAAGTTTGAATGTTTAAGTATAGTGATTTAAATTCTTTTGAATCAACAGTTCCAAAATGAACCTTTGATGTTCTAAAACCAGTTAGTTTTATTGTTTTTCCTTTTTTCATAAATATTTTTCATGCGTTTGTGGTTTATTTAATGAAAATTTACATATTATTGTTATATATATCAAATATAATAAAAAATTTATGCTAATAGTTAAAGTAAATAAGGGTGGGATTGAAAGAGCACTCAAGGAGTTAAAAAGTAAGGTTATTAAAACCAGACAAAATAACCAATTAAACGAAAAAAAAGAATATAAAAAAAAATCTGTCAAAAATAGACAGATTTTAAATAAGGCAAAATTTAAAGAAAATTTTACAAATCTATAAATCCCTTTCCAGTTCTTTTAGTTTCAAATAGTTTAACCTATCAAAATTTTCGACCTGAACTTTTTGAATTGTTTCATCTATTTTTGTTAATACTTCTTTATTGTCTTCGTTTTCTTTAAGTTCTGTAAGTTTTTCAACAACACTTTCTTTAAGTAAATCAAACTTAACTTGTAGTTTTTCATCTGATTCTTTTAATATGTTTTTAACTTTTAATCTTTCAGATTCACTTAAAGTTAAGATATAATCATTAATTGTTTTATTCGCAGTTTCAACAATCTCATCTAAAGTTGCGTTAATTTCAACTGGTGTTTCGATTGATTTCTGTAAGTTTTCAGAGATTAGATTTCTACTTTTTAGTTTATTTTCAAGTAATGCTAAATTTGATGAAAATAGATTATCAATATTTTCATAATTATTTTCACTTTTTACTTCACTAACCCAAAGTTCCAATTCTTTAATTTCATTTGGTGAAATTTTGTTAGTAGTATTTTCGAATATAGTAATACATTCGTTAATAAAACTTTCAGCTAAATTTTTATCCAATCCTTTATTTGATGATAGTTCATCATATAGAAAATATAATTTTTTGATGTTTTTGTTTTTTAATACTAATTCTTCAAAAACAAAGATTTGATCCTTGAATGAGTTTTTAACAAAACTTTCAGTTAAAATATTTTCTATTTTACTTTTTATAATACCAAATTTCATTTTAATTTTTTTTAATAAATATTACCCATTTAGTAATTTATCCAATTCTTTTTCAATATCACCTAATGAATTCCTACCTTTTGATAAATCAATATAATCATCTTCCGTCAAATTATCACTTTCTAAAAGTATGTTGTAATTTCTTTTTTCAACACTATCCATCATAGGTTCTCCTCCCGGAGGTGGTGGTGGTCCACCAGCTTCTCCACCTGGTGCTGGTGGTGGTGCTCCACCTGATGCTGCTCCACCAGCGGTTACAGTTTCACCAGACACAGTTTTATATAACTTGTCGATATTATCAAACATACCAGTATGTGTAATAACGGTTGCTGTATTAGCCAACTCTGCAGCCACAGCTCTTTCCATTCTAACTTGTTGGATTTCAAGTTTAATTTCATCATCTGAAAACCCAAATATGTGTTTTTTAGCCCAAGTTGCAGAAGTTGGTTGTAATGTGTTTGGAATTTCAGTTACCATATCCTTATATAGTAATATTTTTTCTTTCCAAACTGAAACCATAAGTAAATCAGCTTGTTTAGATGGA